GTAACCGGTCGGCAGGCCACAGCTTTCCGACCCGCCCCCTCCCGTCTCCGCTTTCATCCACAGGGGCAGCTGCCCGACGGCCGAGCGGTCCGACTTCTCGGCGTTGCATGCCCTGCACGCTGTCTGCAGGTTGTCGCGCGTGTGCCACCCGCCCTTGGCAAGCGGCACGCGATGGTCGAGCTCCGGCGCTCGCGGGTGTGTTGAACCTCGCAGGCGCTTCGGCGTCTTGCACGAGCAGATCTGGCAGCGCCAACCGTCTCGGTCGAACACCTCGAACGGGTCTATGTTCTCGCGTGGAGCTGCACGCAGGCGGGCTCGGCGCGTCGCTTTAGCGACTCGTTTGAGCCTGTCCCTTGTCTGCTGCTTCCGATCTTGATGCGCTACCGCGCATGCATCGCTGCACGTGCGGCTCCATGCTCCGGTGCTCTTGAACCCCTTCCCGCAGGTCGCGCATGTAGGGCGTGAGCCCATACATGAGCTGCAATACACCCGGCCTTCCGTGTGCCCGACAAAGCCCTCGCCGCAGTGGCTGCAGTTGCGACACCAGACCCGAGTCAGCGGAGGCGATGCATCTCGCTGCTGCTGGAAGCGCGCGCGTCTCACGTTCTGCACGTGGATGAACCCGCACTCGCGCGAGCAGCACGTCGTTCGGCCTGCCACTTTGGGCTTGTAGACCTTGCTGCAGACCAGGCACGTTTCCGCGCGCCGGTTGTTGATACGTCTATCGCCCGCGTCGATGTGGATCTCGGCCGGTGTCACGGCCGAGCAATCGAACATCACTCCTGTCGACTCCACGGGTGGGTGGGGTCGAGGGGCACGCCGTCGACGTTGCAGCCGCGCAGCGTCCCGGTCTTCTCCTGCTCCTGCTTGGCGCCGTCGTGGCACCGCTTGCACAGCGGCTGCCAGTTCGTGCGCGCCCAGAACTTCGTCTCATCGCCTCGGTGTGGCTCGATGTGATCGACAACCTCGGCCGCCGTAGTCCTGCCCAGCTGCTCGCACATGCGACACAGCGGGTGCTCGGCGAGGAACACTCGCCGGGCGTCCTGCCACTTGCGTCCGTAGAGTCCGGCCCGCTGAGTTGGTAGCAGCCACTTCGAGGGCTTGCCCGCCATCGACACGTGATCCGCGCAGTAGCCGACCTTGCCCACCACCAGAGCCCGGCATCCGGGCGATCCGCAGGGGCGAGGAGCTGCTGCAGGCATCAGCCGTTGAACGCCCGGATGGGGACGTTCCGGTTGAGGGTCTCGCCGGTCGACAGCGTGGCCGTGGCCTCGAGCTGGTAGGTGCGCCCGTGCACGAGGCCCGAGACGCGCACCGTGGACACCGACCCGTTCACGCCCTGCGGGGTGAGCGTCACGCCGGGGATCGCCGTGTAGGCGACCGAGACCAGCGTCGCGTTGCCGAGGTCGGTCCAGTTGATGGACACGTTCGCGCTGTCGTTGGGGTCGAGGTTGATCATCAGTGCACCGTGTCCGTCCTGCCGCGTCCGCTCACCGTCGAGCTGCGTCCACCGCTCACCGTCTCGCCCGAGACCGACCCGCGCACGCGCGCGAGGCGGTACACGCCGGGCTCGTAGGGCACCGTCTGACCGCTTGCCTCGAGCGTGAGCGCCCCGAGCGTCGCCGTCAGGCTGCCCCGCAGGGCGAGGCTGCCGGCCGCAGAGAGGCTCAAGGCGTCAAGGGTGACCGAGGCCGCGCCCGTGATGGGGAGCCGCCCAGAAGCCGCCAGCGTCAGCGCGCCGAGGGTCTGGTCGAGCTGCCCGCGGATCTCGGTGCGTCCGGCCGAGTTGGCCGTGAGCGCCCCGAGCGTCACCGCGAGCGTGCCCCGGACAGCGAGGCGGCCCTGAGCGTCGAGCGTCAGGGTGCCGAGCGTCGCGTTGAGCGTGCCCGTGTTGCCGTTCGAGAGCTGCCCCGAGGCGCTCAAGGTCAGCGCGCCGAGCGTGCTGCCCAGCGTGCCGCGCACCTCGAGGCGCCCGGTCGAGACAACGGTCAGCGCCCCGAGCGTCGCGTTCAGCGACCCGGTGATGCCGCCGCCCAGCGACCCAGAGGCCGAGAGCGTCAGCGCCCCGAGCGTGACATCGAGCGCGCCGAGGATCTCCCGGACGCCCTGCTGCGCCAGCCCGTCACCGACTTGGAAACGGGCGGTGAACGGCAGCGCGGCCGAGAGCCGGGCGCCGGCCAGAGCCCCGCCTGCGCGGAACCCCTGCACCGCTCCGGCCGTGCCGGACGCGCGCACGAGCTGCGCGGATGCGCCGCCCGCGAGCAGCGCCATGTCAGGCCACCGTCAGCTTGGCGTACAGGTCGACGCCGCCGGGCAGCGAGCCCGAGGGCACGAAGCGACGACGACGGCCGACGGAATCGGAGCCGATGCCCGAGTCCCAGGCCGAGCCGTTCCAATACTCGAAGACGCCGTTGGTGCTGCCCGAGCTCGCCTGGGTGAGCACGAGCGCGTCCGTGTCGGCGCGGTAGATGTTGATCGTGTGCACGCCCGGGGTCGCGCCGAAGAGCGCGGTCTGCACCCATGCGAAGGTGCCGTTGCCCGCGTTGAAGTCGCCGAAGTTCCAGCGGTACTGCGAGGGCAGCGCGTCGTCGGTCTCGTACACGAGCGCGAGCGACAGGATGCGCGCCGGCAGCATCACGACGCCCGCAGTGCGGAACTGGAAGGCGAACTGGATCGCGCTCGGCGTGCCGAGGCCCGAGAGGTCGCCGTCCGCGGGCACGTCGGTCCACGCGCCCGAGTTGTCGTCGATGCCCGACGTGCGCACCTGCACGCGGTACGCGTCAGGCGCCACGCCCATCGTGTGGTCGCCGAGGTTGGCGACGTTGTTGGTGACGACCCGGTAGAGCTTGGCCGGCGTCGCGCCGAGGTTGATCTTCGGGCAGATGATCCGGTTGTTCACGTCCGCCTGGAAGTCGAGGTCGGCGGCGAGCGGGTACGCGGTCAAGGCGTTGGCGGTTGTGGCCGTAGCGCCGCTATACAGCCAGAACAGCCAGCCATCCTCGACCCAGACGAACGGCAGCGAGGAGCCGTTGAGCGAGTGCACCCAGACAGGGCTGTCCGTGTCGCGCAGCGACGACGGAAGCTGGCTCGCGGCGCACATGGCGCGGCGATCGAACTGCTGCCCGCCCGTGTAGTAGTCGGTGACGTAGAGCGACGTGCTCTGGCCCGACGTGGTCGCGATGACGAGCTTGTCGAGCGATCCGGCGACGTCCAGCGAGATGAACGGCGTCGAGCCGCTGGCCGAGTTGGTGTTCGTGCCGCCCGGCGGCACCTCGGACATCGAGTCAGCGACGAACGTGGTGCTCGCCGCGACGATGGCCGAGAGCGGCGCGCGAAGGATGCGGGTAGTCGTGAACAGATACAGGGACGGCACCGAAGCGCCCGGGCCGTGGTTGAGGGTCGCCACGCGGCCGTTGTTCGACTGCGACACGTTGCCCGCCACGGTCTGACCGCCGGTGATCACCATGTCGGCGCCGCTCAACGTCGCAGCGCCAGCGGTCAACGTCAGCGCCGCGCGGATGTTGTACCGATAGATCGACAGCGTCGTCGACGCGCCGTTGGTCGAGTAGACGTACTGTTGCGTCCACGAGTCGCGGTCGTTGAGCGCGCAGCCGCCGATGGTCGTGTTCGTGATCGTCGCGGCGTCCTTGAGCCAGTAGGTCGCCTTGATCTTGTCGACCGTGGTCGCCGCCGGGATCGCCGTCGCCGGGTTCTGGAAGTCCTCGAAGCGCAGGCCCTTGGTGACGAACAGGCCACCGTTGCCGGCGGTTGCGTTCGTGGTCGCCTGGACGAGCATCAGGTCCTGGATGACGTAAGGCGTGCCGGTCGAGATGGTTCCGGCGCTGGCCGTCAGCGTGATGCTCGTGTCCGAGCCGATGGCGCTGATCTGGTACCACGTCGTGATCTGCTGCGGGTCCGTCGAGCCGAAGCCGATGCGCGAGCCGACCGAAAGTCCGGTGTTCCAAGCGGTGCCGGAACCCGTGACCGCGGTGCCCGAGACGCCGACGGTGCCGGTCGTGTAATTCTCGAGGATGGCGCGCAGGCCGCGGACAGTGTGAGCCGTGGCCGTCGGGAAGGTCAGCGTGACCGCACCGGCGAGCGTGTAGGTGTTGGTCGAGGGCACCCACGTCCAGAGCTGCACGCGGCGCGTGGCCGCCGCGGTGGCGGCGTCAGAGCCGAAGACCCAGAACAGGTCGTCGGCGATCTTGACCGGGTGGACGAAAGCCGACGGGATGGCGAGCGACGATTCGCCGAAGTTCGCCACGCCGAGCGGCGCCGGGCCGATGAACTTGTCGACCGCGCCCGCGCCCAAGTTGAACTGCCCGGTGTGCTTGCCGCGGTTGATCTTCGTCGCGTCATACGCGCCGCCGATCGCAACCTGGGCGAGCGATCCGTTGAACAGCTGTTCGATTGCGGCCTTCATTCCTGAACCTCGTTCGGGTCAACCCCGGCGACCGTCGCGCCGAGGAAGGCGCAGACCGGGCCGTTGGTGTCGATTTCGCGGCGGCACGGCACGAGCTCGAGCAGCCCGTAGGTGCCGGCCTCGGCCACGCGGTAGCCAGGAGCGCCGGCCACCGGGTCCAGGCGCTCGACGGTGATCGTCGTCACAGGTCACCCCGTCAGGCGTTGGCGTCCGTGAGCGTGAAGCCGGTGATGCTGAACTGCTGGCCGGCGGTGAACGTCAGCGAATCGACGGTCATGTCGCCACCGTTGCCGGTGAGCGTGACGGTGCCCTGCGCGTGGCAGGTCGTGCCGGTCGAGTCGTACAGGCGGAAGTGCGCGGCGGTGCCCGAGGCGTCGGCCGAAGCGTCCACCCACGAGCCGGAGAGCGCCTTCGAGCCGCCCGAGGCTGCGGCCATCCAGTCGGACGGCAGGTTGACGGTCGCGAGCACCGAGCCGGCGTCGGCCGCGGCGCAGTTCGCCGGGACGGAGCCCGAGCGGATGCGGAGGATCGCGCTCGCGCCGATGGCGGTCTCGATCGCATCGAGGCGCGCGTTGCGGACAGCGGTGGACAGCTGGACGGCCATGTCGGGGCTCCTAGAACGAAAAAAGCCCGCACGGGGCGGGCTTTGGTGGATTGTCTCGGGCGCAGCGCCCCGAGTTGACCGTCTTTTAGTGTCTAGACATCCAGAGAGTCAATGACCAATTTCCTATCAAATGCACAGGCCACGAGACCGCAGCGCGCCGCGGAAGAACCAGAGCGTCGCCCGCCAGTGCGTGTACAGCGCCGCGCGCGAGATCCCGAGCCGGTTCGCCTTCACCTGGGCGGGGCTCGCGGACTTGTACCAGGCGTCGATCATCGCCTTCGTCCGCGGCGGGCTGTCGAGGTACACGCGGTCGACGAGAATCAGGATTTCGTCGTTCGACAGCTGCTCGCCGCCGAGCACAGCGCCGTCGTGGATCAGCCGCAGCCGCTCGAGCGGGTGCATGCCGCCGCCCTGCCCTTCGCGCGCGTCACGCGCCCAAGCGTCGAGCAGCTGGTCGACGGGCTGCAGGTCAGGGTCGAGGGATGCGGTCATGAGGTCCTCAAGCAGCGTTCGGTGATCCGGGTGACGTACCAGTCCGAAGCGCCACCAGCGGGCGCGTAGAGGCGCAGGACGTCGAGAGCTTCGGCAGCGGTCGCGAACCTGAGCGCGCCGGCGTGCCAGAATTGGCACCAGACCGGCTGCGCGTAGCGGTCGAGGCCCGAGAGGTAGACCTCGCCCGTCTCCGGCCGGCGGGTGATGCACCACAGGAGCGGCGGGTCGCGGTCGGTCATGGCTCCATGGGCCCCAGCTCGCCGCGGATGAGCGGCAGGGCGTCCTCGAGGCGCATGACCACAAGCCATTCCTTCCCGTCGCCCCGGCAGGCGACGACGGGCGTGTCGTGTGGCCCGCAAGCCGCGACACACTGCTCGACCCACTCGTGGACGGCGATGCCTTTGCGACGCTTGACCTCCCAGGCGAACCGCCCAGTCTGGGTCAGGTCGTGCCCACCGTCGCGGGCCTGCCCGAGCTTGCGGCGCACCACGAGCCCGAGCTGCTCGCTGAGGATCTTGGCGACCTCGCGTTCGCCGTCCTTGCCCTTCTCGCGCGACCGCCTGCTCATGACGCCCCCCACACGAGCGCGATGACCGCGCGCGCGACGACGATGGCAACGCCGCCGAGGATGCCGAAGAACACGCCGACCGCGGCCCACACCGCGAGGACCTTCAGCCAGCCGATCAGGGCGTCGATGGTGCTCATGCGGCGCGCTGCTCGCGTTGAGCCTTGAGCTTCGCGTTGAGGGCTTGGCGATACGCGAGGTATTTCGGCGCGTTGAGGTTTTCACGCTGCGTTCCCCAGCGGAGGTTCTCAGGCCGGTTGTTGCGCGCGTCCTCGTCCAGGTGCATGCAAACCTGGCCGGGCTGAGGCGGCCCGCTGAAGGCTTCGCAAACCAGGCGAGCGACCTTGTACGTCCGACGACGAAGGACGTACAGATACCGGCTCCCGTCCCACTGGCCGAACGAGCCGACTCCGCCGTAGATCCGTGTTCCGCCGTATGGCATCGGCGCGACGCGAGCGCAGGCGCGGACTCGCCCTTGCGATGAGACCTCGATGACCGGCACCGAGGGCACCTGCTTCCAGATTTCCTGTGCCGCGGACATCAAAATGGAATCTCACTGTCGTCGAACTCGTCGCGCTGCTTCGGCTCGGCCTGCTGCTTCGCCTGGGCGGGGCGCTCCGAGCGCTGGCCGTCACCCTTGCCGCCGAGCAGCTGCAGCTCGTCGGCGATGATTTCCGTGGTGTAGCGGTCGGCGCCGCTCTTGTCCTGCCACTTCCGGGTGCGCAGGCGGCCCTCGATGTACACCTGCGAGCCCTTGCGCAGGTACTGCGCGGCGATCTCGGCGAGGCGGCCGAAGAGCGAGACGCGGTGCCACTCGGTCAGCTCCTTGTCCTCGCCCGTGGTCTTGTCCTTCCACCGCTCCGAGGTCGCGACCGACAGCGAGCAGACGGCGCTGCCGGACGGCAGGTTCTTCAGCTCGGGGTCCTGCCCGAGGTTTCCGAGGACGATGGCCTTGTTCACTCCGCGCATGTCGTGCGCTCCTTGGGTTGCTGGTTGACTGGTTGGCCGTAGACGCGCTGGAAGAGCTGCGCCCACGTCTCGCAAGACTTGCCCGCGGCGCGCCCGGCGATTGCCATCTCGCGCCCCGAGTTGACGATCGCCGCACGGATGCGCTCGCGGCGCTCCTCGCGGGTGGTGACGCCGCCGTCCCAGGACATCGGCATCCCGAGCCTGCGGGCCATCCACGCCTCGACGACGAGCTTGTCGCCGTTCATGCGGGCCTCCGGATGGTCGGCAGCAGCTCGGCGACCTTGGCCGGGCCGGTGACGCGGCCGCGCCACGTCGAGCTCGGCCCCGCGATCGCGGGCAGCTGCTCGCGGATCTCGACGCGCTGCTCGAGCTCGCGGAAGGCTTCGCCGAAGCGGCGCTCGAGGAACTGCAGGCTGTCGGCGTAGGCGCCCGCGATGACCGGCCATCCGCCGATTGCCTGGACGGCGCGCTCAACCTCGGGCACCGCGGGTCCTGCGCGCCATGCCCCGCGCGCGTGCTGCAGCGCTGCGGCCCACGCCTCGCCTGCGGTCATGCGTCCGGCCTTGCGCAGGTCGGTGAAGTCCGCCGGGCGCGGCATGAACCGCGAGTGCGCCAGCAGGTGCCCCGCCGCCTGCTCGAACTCGGCGAGCGGCCAGTCGCGCAGGGCGAGCCAGTACGCGTCGAGCAGCGGGCCGTCGAGCTCGCGCTCGTAGACCTTCGAGAGGCCGGCCAGCACGGCGCGGAAGCGGGTGAAGTCGTCAGCCTGCATCGCGGAGCTCCGGCGGTCGCCAGTTGGCCGTGCGGTCGACGTTCGCGCGGGTGAGCTTCGACAGGTCGGTGCGCGGCGGGTCGCGGTAGAAGCGCAGCCCGGCGTCGATGTGCTTGGCGTCGCGCAGCAGCAGCTCGATCGCGTCGTACACGGTCGAGCGGTCGTTCTGGCCCATGTGGTGGGGCGAGTTCTTGTAGCCGCTGATTGCCTGGCAGAGGTCGGCCTCGGGGTAGGCCTTGAGGGCGTCGCGGATCAGCTTGCGGCGCTTGGCGTCGAGCTTGGCGGCCGGGTGGTTGTGCACCGAGCGCCAGTGGTCGAACACGCGCTGGACGACCTCGCGGTCGGGCGTCTCGCCCGACAGAGGTTCCGAAGGAACCTCAGTACTCCTATCCCTTCCTATCCTATCCATATCAGGCGCGAGGGTTCCCGAATCACTCGCGAGGATTCGCGAACCTTCGCGAGGACCGGGGAGCTTGGACGCGGTCGGGTGGTCAATTCGCTGGTGATTCCGCCACTTGGACACCTGCAGGTAGGTGGAGCCGTCGACGGTGTAGCGCTCGATGCACTGCTCGCGCTCGAGCTCGACCAGCCAGCCCTCGATCTTCTTCGGCGCGTCGTCGTCGTAGGGGTAGAGAAGGCTCGCGAGCATTCGCGAGGCCGCGCGAGTCCTCCCGTCGTCATCGCAAACGGTCCAGAGCAGAACGAAGAGAAGCCGAGCCTCTCGCGAGACTCGGCCCATGCTCTCGGACTGCGGGAACTCGGGTTTGATGGATCTGATCCGTGGCATCGGCTCCTCGTGGGGTCAGGTCGCCCTGGCCGCCCCTTTCGGGTGCGGCGCCCGCGAACGGGCTCGGACAGGGCGGGGTTCGGTGGTGGGTCGGCGGCGGGCCTCGGCGGCCAGCTGCTTGCGGTAGAGAGCGTCGAGCTCGAGCGCAGCGTCGCCGCGAGGCTTCTGCGTCCGGCCGCGCTCGATGTCGCAGACGGCCGACGTGGAAAGACCGACCAACGCGCCAATGGCGGCGTGGGTCATTCCTGCGGCGCGCAGCGCCTTGATTCGGGTGGACCAGGTAACCATATAGGGAGTTTTACGGGATAGCGTAATGACTGTCAACGGCATAGCGTAGGGAATCTGTGTCCTACTTCACGGAGTTCCGTAACCGGACGGGGTACGGTGAGAGCCATGAACACGACAGGCGAACGAATCAAGGCCCGGCGCGAGGAGCTGCAGATGACCGTTGCGGCCCTGGCGAAGGCTGCCGGCATCGCGCCGACGACGCTCTACGACCTCGAGCGCGGCGACCAGAAGTCGACCACGAAGCTGCACCGCATCGCTGCGGTGCTCGGCCTCTCTACCGATTGGGTCGAGACAGGCCGAGGCGCGCGACTACTGGAAACGCCGAGGGTTTCGGACGCGCGAGCGCACTACAGCGTGCACGGTTTCATGATGACACCCGAGGCCGCGCGCGTCGCGGCCGAGTGGGAGAAGCTCGACGAGCCCATGCGCTCGCAGGTGGCGCTGATCATCGAATCGCTGGTCGCGACCCAGATCCGCTCAAAGCGCAAGCGCCCCGCGCTGCACACCGCCGCAACCTGACCCGATAAGGGCGCGTCCGCCGCCCTGCCGTCCGCGTGGCGGTCAATTACGGGATACCGTTGACATACATTACGGGAAGCCGTACTGTTCTCGACACCCCCGGACGGTCCGGGGCCCTGTTGGAGGACAGAGATGAGCAACGAAGCTTTCGACTGGCTGCTGCTGCTGTGCGGGTGGTTCGCGCTGCTCGGCCTCGGTGCCGCAGCGCTCGGCGCATACGAGTGGTGGCTGCGTCATCGCAGCCGTGAGGTGCTGCCGAAGCCCGGCGGCCGCGCGCGGATCTACCGCGCCGACCCGCCGTCGGTTTCGCGCTGGGGGAGCACCCGATGAAAGCGCGCACCAAGACCTGCTCGGCCTGCGGCGAAGACCTGCCGCTCGTAGTGTTCCGCAAGGTCGGCCGCGGCCTGAGCAAGACCTGCTCGGGCTGCGAAAGCGGCGCGTCTGCCGCTGAGGAACCCGCCGCCGAGCCCAACGTCCTCCTACAGATCCGCCCGGGCTACGAGCTGCGGGTGTGGGTGGACGGTGACGGCGACCTTGTGCTCGCCCAAGAGACGGCCGAGGGCGAGTCCCGGATCTATCTCGGCGAGAGCCAGGTGAAGCAGCTCGCCGAGTTCCTCTCGCCGGTGAAATCCGGGGAGGAGTGGAGCCCCGCGACGGAAACCGAGTCGTGAGCGCGCCCGACCTCGCCTGGGCCCGGTTCCGCGACCGCCTCGCCGACGCCGTCGTCGCAGGCCTGCTGCCCGCGCCGCCGCCCGTCGCCGTCCAGCTCGACGGCATCACCGTCGGCGAGCTGCTCGCCGCTCTCAAGTTCACCGGCATCGTCGCATCGAACCGCGACGGCGCCCTCGTCCTTCACCGCAGGGGAATCTGATGCTCGCAGAACAACGATCCGCCGATTGGTTCGCCGCCCGCCTTGGCTGCGCGACCGCCTCGTCCTTCAAGAACGTCCTCGCCAAGCTCAAGAACGGCAAGCCCGCGCAGGCGCGCGAGTCGTACCTGATCGAGATTGTGACCGAGCGGCTGACCGGGCAGCCGGTGCCGCACTTCACGACGGCCGCCATGCAGTGGGGCATCGACAACGAGCCCGCAGCGCGCATCGAGTACGAGTTCCGCACCGAGCGCGTGGTCGAGGAGACCGGGTTCATCCGTCACCCGTCCATCCTCGCCGGCGCCTCGCCCGACGGCCTCGTCGAGGCCGATGGCGGCATCGAGATCAAGTGCCCGAGCAGCACGACGCACGTCCAGACGCTGCTGACGGGGATGCCCGAGGAGCACATGCCGCAGCTGCAGGGCGCCATGTGGATCACGGGCCGGAAGTGGTGGGACTTCGTGTCCTACGACCCGCGGATGCCGAAGGACCTGCAGATCTACATCGAGCGCATCGAGCGCAACGACATCTTCATCGCGGGGCTCGACGCCGAGGTCCGCGCCTTTCTCGCTGAGGTCGACAGCACCGTCGACCAGCTCACCCGGAGGAACGCAGCATGACCCATACCACCGCACTCTCGACCGCCATCGGATTCAGCGACGTCGAGCGCATGGCGAACGCCGTCGCGAAGTCCGGCCTCTTCGGAGTCCGGACGCCCGACCAGGCGCTGTCGCTGATGCTGATCGCGCAGGCCGAGGGCCTGCACCCGGCGCTCGCCGCGCGCGACTACCACGTCATCAACGGCAAGCCGACGCTCAAGTCCGACGCCCTGCTCGCGCGGTTCCAGGCGAACGGTGGCCGCGTCGAGTGGACCGAGTACACCGACAAGGCGGTCTCCGCCAAGGTCGGCCACCCGCAGGGCGGCACCGTCGAGATCCGCTGGACCATCGAGCAGGCCGAGCGCGCCGGCCTGACCCGGAATGCGACTTGGAAGTCCTACCCCCGGCAGATGCTCCGCGCGCGCGTGATCTCCGAAGGCGTCCGCGCAGTGTTCCCGGGCGTCGCCGTCGGCGTCTACACCTCCGAAGAGGTGCAGGACATGACGGCCGCGACCGCGAGCTCGGTGGCGGTCGCCGACGAGCCTGTCGTGGCGAGCCCGGTGCAGCTCGTGCGCGAGGCCCCGGACGTCGACACGCTCAAGACCCGCTACCGCGACGCGATCGTCGTCGCGCGGAAGGCGAAGGACAAAGACCTCGAGGCGCAGCTGTCGGCCGCGAAGGATGCGCGCAAGTCCGAGCTGGAGGCCATCGACGCGGAGCCCGCCGACCAGCCGGAGGCCGCATGAGCGCCTCGCAGACCGAGCAGATCCGGAAGGCGCTGCTCTCAGGCGCCGAGATCACGCCGCTCGAGGCCCTGCAGCGGTTCGGCTGCCTGCGCCTTGCCGCGCGCGTCGCGGACCTGCGCGCCGAGGGCCTGCAGGTCGAGACGGTCGCCGACCAGGCGAACGGCAAGCGGTTCGCCAGGTACCGGCTCGCGAGCCCGCAGCGGGTGCTGCTGTGATCGAGCTCGGGCTGCTCGCCGGCGTTGTCGAGGCGCTGTCCGAGGTCTTCGCGATGTTCGCGATTGTCCTCGCCCTCGCCGTCGCGCTGCGGTGGCTCATGAAGTGACCCTCCCCCGAGCCCAACGGGACAAGGACGCCGCGTCGGCCGGCGTGTGGGCAGCCGACACCTACCCCCGCTCGAGGTGCGCGAGATCTGTCTGCCGAGGCCGGCCCGGACGCACCAGCCGGAACTGGAGGAACCATGCTTGTCGATGACGGAGTGTTCGAGGCGCTGGCCGAGCTCGATGCCGAGCCGCCCGCGCCGACCGTGGAGCAGGCCATCGCCCGCATCCACGCCAAGGGCCTCGGGACCGAGGCGACCGTGCTGCTCGGCCGAGGCGACGCCGCTTGGTCGATGCTGCGCTCGCTGCGCGACGCGCTGCGGCGGCTCGACCCTGCCTGGTGCGCGACGCACGGGCAGGAGCAGATCAGCGACGAGGATCTCGACAAGGCAATCGCGACGCTCGAGGACCTGCTCGAGGATCACGACGCGCACGGGGTGGAGCCGTGAGCCGCGGTCCGGAGTACGAGCGCATGGCCGAGCTGCTCACGCGCGCGGTCGTGCTACTGGCCGTCGTGCTCGGTGTGGTGGCGCTGGCCGCGTCGCTGCACGAGGTGGCGCCGTGACCGGCCGCACGCCGAGCCTCACGCTCGAGCAGTACCGGCGGGTGCGCGAGCTGCGCGACCTGCAGCGGCGATACAGCGACAAGTTTGTCGCGCACGAGCTCGGCATCTCGGTGACCAACCTGCGGCGCATCAAGAGCCAAGGCATCAAGCGCTACGACTACGAGCTCGCGAAGGAGACGAAGCCATGAGCGGCAAGTTCAATTTCGAGATCGAGCAGCAGCGGTTCGACGAGCGGCGGCTGTCTGCGGAACCGAAGCTGGAGCTGGTGGGGTGGGTCAGTGACAAGGCTGTGCGGCTTCTTGCGCTTGGTGCCAACGTGCACGCCGACATTTACACATGCGAGGCACCGGGGTGCGTTCCCCTTTACGCCGCACCACCGGAGCCGGACGCCAAGCGGGAGCCTGCGACGGATGCAACCGATAATCGGCGGGTCTGGGACGCCTACATCGAAGCCTGCCGCGAGTTCGAGCGGTTCCACGGCATCCGTGCGAGGGAGCAGCAGCCAGGCGCTGCCGGAATGTCAGGCGCCGAGGCTGACCGGGTGCTGACCGACGCGCTGAGGAAGCCCTGCCGATACCCTGCCTGCCAGGACGCCGACGGGCGCTGCCCGCGGATCTTCGCAGGCCAGTGCTCGGGGCCGGGCGGGGTGGTGGCATGAGCGCCCTCCTCGAACGCGGCCTGCGCCCAATCGCAGAGCTCGCCGCCGATCGCCCGCATGGGCACCGGCTGCGGTACCTCGCGGGGTGCCGGTGCTTCCAGTGCCGCCGGTCGAACAGCGACTACGAGCGCGAGCGCCAGGCGGCCCGGGCCGCGGGCGACTGGAACGGCCTGGTCGATGCCGACCGCGCGCGGCGACACCTGAGAGCGCTGGCCCGGCAAGGCGTCGGCCGGCGGATGGTGGCGGCGGCGTCGGACGTGGCCCTGTCCGTGATTGCCGACGTGCGCGCCGGCCGGAAGCTCAAGATCCGCGCGCGCTCCGAGCGCCGCATTCTCGCGGTCACGCCGGCCTGCCGGGGCGACGCGGCGCTCGTGCCGGCGGGGCCGACGTGGGAACGGATCGAGTGGCTGCTCGATGAGGGCTTCACCAAGGGCCGCATCGCGCTCGAGCTCGGCAGGAAGACGCGGGCGCTGCAGCTGAATCGTGAGTGGGTGACGGCGCGCAACGCCGCTGCCGTCGAGGCGCTCGTGCGGAGGTATCGGCAGTGAACGACATGGAACGACTGGCCGAGCTCGCGCGCGAGGCCGGGGCGCTCGACGTCGAGGGCGACGGCGAGGAGATCATCTTCGACCGGCAGGCCCTGCGGCAGTTCGTGACGAAGCTCATCGAGCTCGGCGTCGTGCGGGTGCGGAACGTGGTTCCACTCAGGAGGCCCGCAGGATGACCGCCGAGACGCGTTCCGGCGGCGCTCAGGGCGAGATGCGCCCCTGCGGGTACTGCGCCGCCCTGTTCGTGCCTGCGCGGCCCCAGCAGGCTTTCTGCTCGACCAAGTGCCGCTCAGGCCACCACGTCGACCGTGGCGCCACCGGGGCGGTGCGCAGCGTCCGGCGCATCAAGACCGGCGCGTCGGTGGTGGTGCACCTGACCGGCCCGGCGGCCGAGTCGGCGCTGCAGCTGCACCTGGGCGACGAGGTCCGGATCGTGGAGAGCGTCGAGTGTTCCTGAGCCAGTCGGAGATCGAGGCCCTGACCGGCCGCGTCCGGCCGGCGGCGCAGATGCGCGCCCTCGAGCAGATGGGCATCCCGTTCCTGCGGCGCCCCCAAGGCGCGCGCGGGCGGTCGCCTGTCGTCCTGCGGTCGGCCGTCGAGGGACTGCTGCCCGCCCCTGCTACCATGGCCCCGGAGCCCCGTCTGAGGTTGCCCTGATGCCGCCCCGCCAGCGAAAGACAGACCGCCACCTGCCCGCCTGCGTCTACCACAAGCACGGCGCCTACTGGTTCGTCCACGCTGGGCGCTGGACGCGGCTCGGGACCGACCTGCAGGCGGCGCTCGCCGAGTACGCGCGGCTGCGCGAGCGGCCGAAGGGCGGCATGGTGCAGCTCATCGACGACGCGCTGGCGCACATGCGGCCGAAGCTCGCGAAGTCGACGGCGCAGCAGTACGAGGTCGCGGCGAAGAAGCTGCGGCAGATCCTCGCGGAGTTCTCGCCCGAGCAGGTGAGGCCCAAGCACGTCGCGGCGATCAAGGTCGCGCTGCGCGACAAGCCGAACATGGCGAACCGCTGCCTGTCGGTGCTGCGGTCGGTGTTCGCGCTCGCGCTCGAGTGGCAGATCGTCGAGTCGAACCCGGTGGTCGGCATTCGCCGACACTCGGAACAGAAGCGGGACCGCTACATCACCGACGAGGAGTTCGTCGCCATCCGTGCCGCAGGCTCGCCGCGGTTCCAGTGCATGGTCGACCTGCTGTACCTGACCGGCCAGCGCGTGAGTGACGTCCTGGCAATCCGGCTCACCGACCTGACGCCCGAGGGCATCCGGTTCAAGCAGGGCAAGACCGGCGCGAAGCTGCTCGTCGCGTGGACGCCCGAGCTGCGGGCGGTGGTGGAGCGGGCGAAGGGGCTGGGCGGCAACGTGCGCGCGATGACGCTGTTCTACACCCGGCGCGGCGCGGTGCCGGCGTACTCGACGGTGCACGACCAGTGGCAGGAGGCCTGCCGAGTGGCCAGAGTCAGGGATGCGCACATCCACGACATGCGGGCGAAGAGCCTGACCGACGCGAAGCGCCAAGGCCTCGACGCGACGGCGCTCGCCGGTCATGCGTCGGCGGCCATGACGGAGCGCTACATCCGCGCGCGCGAGACGCCCGTGGTGATCGGCCCGGGCGGGCGAAGGGTCTGAGGTATTAGACAGTCTAATAGACACGCATTGGACAGCGCATCTAAGTATTTGAATGGAAAGGATTTCAGAACATACCCCGGTAATGCAGCAGTACGCCCGAAACAGGGGGTTAAGCGTCGGGAATTCTTAGGAATTCCGGACACGGCTGTCTAATTCGTTGGGGTGAGATAGGCTCGCGTAACCTGCTGAAATCGCAGGGGCGCGAAGTGGCAATTAGACAGCGTTGGAGGACGTGACCATGGGATTCGGAATCGACTCAATCGGCGGCCTGCTGCTGGTCGCGCTGCTGCTGTGGCTGTACCTGCTGCCCTGGTGGGTCGCCAAGGGCCGCCGCCACCCGAGCGTCTACTCGATCGCGGTCGTGAACGTGTTCCTCGGCTGGACGTTCATCGGCTGGGTCGGCTGCCTCGCGTGGTCTCTTTCTGCAGCCGGCAGGCCGCAAGCTCCCTGATTGCCCGCAGCTTGAGCGTGGACTCGTCCACGCATTCGGTGGCGTCGAGGTAGGCGCGCGCGAGGTCCCCGTTGGTGGCGAGCTCGCGCGCTGGCGGCGCGCAGGGTTCAGTCAGCGCGACCGGGATCGCCGGGCACTGCTCGATCACGACCAAGCGCGGCGCGCACGCTGTCAGGAAGAGGCTCGCGAGACCAGTCGCGAGCAGCGGGATCGTTCTGGAACGCATCGGAGAGGCCCTCGCGGCGGCGGTCGGCCCGGCGGCGGGCCTCGGTAAGGTCACGGTCTAGGGCGGCCATTACGGCCTGCTGGGCGGCCAGCGCCTCGGCAAACCGGGCACCCGCCTCGGCGGTCGCGGACTCCCAGCGGGCGCGCTCCTGGGCGACGCCGCGGTCGTGCGCCCAGTCGTAGGCGAGCCAGAGGCCGGCCGCGACGAGCAGCGCGCCGAGCGCGTAGCCGGCAAGGCGCAGGGTCAGCCAGGGCGGGATCACGGTCGCCTCCCGATCCACTCCTTTGGGCGATCGTCCCCTTCCGGGTACTGGGTCGCGTAGAGCGTCAGCATCCGCAGGTTGCACATCGCGTGCGCGAGGTGCGGCAGGCCCGACTCCGGGTCGAGCTCCTCGCCGCGTTGCCACGCCGCGAGGTGGCGCATCGCGCAGGCGAACGGCACCGACCACGGCATGCCCTTCGCCCAGTTCCAGGCGGCGTACTTCTTGCGCCCGTGCTCCCAGACCCGCGCCTCGTCCTCGAGCGTGCAGAGCGGGATGAGGTCGAAGGCGGGCTTGCCGTCGTTGAACCGCGCCCCGCTCCCCTTCTGGTCGCTGTTGACGTCACCGATGGACATGCAGACTCCGGATCTGATTGAAGGCGCGCCGCAGCGCGTAGGAGCGCACCACGGAGATCACCGTGAAAATCACCCCCATGCCGAAGGCCTGCGCCCCCGTCACGTGGAACCCGAAGAGCGGCAGGATTGCCATGTTCGCGCACCAGTTGATGCCGAACCCCACCGCGACGTTGGCCCAGGACTCGATGAACGAGCCGAGTCGGGTCTGGCTCATGCCGCCGCCCTCCGCCGCCGCAGCCACGTGAGGTAGTCGGCCGCGGCCTCGATGTCGTGCTCGACGCGCACGAGCCCGAGCTCGCCGGCTTGCGGGTCGAGGATGACGGTGCAGCTGGGCGCGATCATCGCGGGCGGCAGGCCGAGCGCGTCGGCGTAGGCGTCGTGGATCTTGTAGCTGCCGAGCTGCAAGAGGTGCGCGAGGTGCCCGGTCGCCGCGATGCGCAGCAGCTGGTACCCGCCCGTATGCTTGTGGCCTGACACGATGACGTGGTCGTGGTGCGTGAGCTTGGCCGCGCGCAGCTGGCCGTGCGACGGGTTCCACATCGAGTTCCCGGGCCAATCGTGGCGCGCCGCGATGCGCACCTCCGCGCCGTTCTGGAACGTGAGCGCGACGCGCACCGTGTGGTCGCCGGTGAGCGTGACGCCGGCCTGCCGCTGTATCCAGCGCAGCGGATCTCCCGCCCCGCTCCAGTGGTCGTGATTGCCCTGCACCATGAAGAGCCAATGCGGGCCGAGCTCCGTCACCAGCCACTCGACGAGCTGCCAGGACTGGTCGGTCGTGGTCTCCTGCTCGCCGTAGAGCCGGGCGAGACGGCCGATCCAGTTGTTCTGCAAGTCGCCGATGCAGGCCGCGTACAGCCCCGGCGTGCGCTTGATGACCTCGATGTCCCGCTCGAGCTGGCCGAGGTCGGTGTGGTCGTCATCGACGTGCGGGTCGCCCAAGAGCGTGACCGCGATGGGCTCGTTCCCCTTCACCTTCACGCGGATGAGCTTGCGCGCCTCGGCCGCCGCGTCCTTCCGGGCGAAGGCGGCCTTGCGCCGGTCGATGAGCTCGCGGATGTCGATCTTGCCGCTCGGCAGTTTCGGCACCTCGAGGAGCTCGCGCTTCTTGGGCGCGTTCTCCACCACGCCCCCCACGGTGCGGAACCGGGCGCCCGGGTCATAGCTCGACTCGGGCACCGGCACGCCGCGGGACTTGAGCCCGTCGATGCGCTGGGAGACCGCGCGCGAGTTGATGCCGAGCTGGCGTGCAGCCTCGGCGCGAACCCCCTTTGCGGCATTGAGCGCCGCGAGGACCTGTTCATCCGTTACTTTTTGGGCGGGCACGGGGCCTCCTGTGTGAGAACGAAGCAAGCGCCTGCTGCAACAGGCTTCCGAAGTTGTCGACGAACACCTCGTCGCTGTAGAGCCGGTGCTCCATCGCGCCGAGCACCGCGTGCACGAACTCGTGGCAGAAGGTCTGCTGGATGGCGGTGTCGGGCTGGTCGCTGCGCACGTCGATGCGATGGAGCTTCGGGTCGTACAGGCCGAGCGCGTTCTTCGCGTGCGGCCAGCGCGAGAGCGAGAGGATGCGGACGGTGACGACGTGGCCGTGCAGCTGGAACGCCTTGGGGATGCCGAGGCGCTGGTGGCGGCAGGCGGCCACGGTCAGCGGTGCGGCAGCGCGGTGGTGGTTTTCGTGCGCAGATAAAGGTTCACGAGCGCCCCGATGAGCATGATGGCCGCGGCGACCTTCTGCCCGAACAGGGTCGTGAGATGCGCGCCGGCGAGCTCGATGCCCGCGATGATGAAGATCGCGGTGTTGGCCCACATCGTTTTCGAGCGCAGGGAGCCGCGCAGCCAGTCGGCCGTGCTGATGGTGGTCTCGTCGGTCATACATGCCTCCGCAGGGTGTTGGCGAGGGCGGCGCAGCAGGCCGCCCGGTGGGTGCGGATCTGCTCCGCGTGGTAAATGAACTCGGGCTCGAGGACCAGCGCCGCGCAGCGGGTCTGCGCGAGGAAGGCGAGCGGCCCCTTCGCGGGGTTCGCCTGGAACCAGCCGGGCTTGATGCCGCGGCTCGGCAGGAAGAACCGAGCGAGCACCGCCTGCACGTCGGCCGCGAGCACCGCGCCGCGCACCGAGCCCGGGGCGTGCAGGGTCTCGGAGCCGCGCGCGGTCGGCGTCGCCGCGTTGAAGTGGATCTCGACGGCAAGGTCGACGGGCTGGGCGCGCGCGTTGATCCAGCGGACCTTCGCGCCGAGCTCGAGCGCCGGCACGAGCTGGGCGCCCGGCAGGTGGCGGGAGATTTCCGCCACCCAGAGCCGCGCCTCGGCGTGCTCGACCAACCCCTTCCACGCCGCACCGGGCGCCGCCGGGTGGTGCCCGGCGGAGAGGAACAGGCTCACCGGCCCCGGTCGAGGACGCGGTCTAGCTTGTCCTCGATGGATTGCAAACGGGTCGTCTGGTCGGCGAGCCGCGCCTCGATGACCGCGATCCGGCGGTCCGCCTCGGGCTGGATCTTCACCTGTTCGACGGTCTGGATACGGCGGCTCATTTCGTCGAGCCGTTGCGTCATCGTCGCGCCCCACCAGATCAGCGCGACAACCAGCGACGCGTCGACGACGAGCGAGCCGAGCGGCACCCGGAACTTCGAGAGATCGGTCGCGCTCATGTCAGCAGTCCTCAGCGTCGGCGAACAGCGGCGGGCCGGCCTGCTCAGGCACCCAGACCCGCATGGTCTCGGTGCGCAGCACCAGCAGCTCGGGGCCGTCCGCCGACGGCACCGGCACCGTGACCTCGCGCTCCTGGTAGTGCGCCGGGACAACCGACGGCTGCGAGCGCACCCACTCGTAGGCTTCGGCGGTGCCGCCGTGGCCGAGGTAGCCGGAGAACGTCTGCCGCGCGTCTGCGAGCGGCGGCATCCCGGCCTCGCGCGCGGCCTGGTCGCGGTAGCCCGCGAGCTCGACGGTGCCGTGGCCGGTGGCGAAGGCGGTCGTGATCGAGGCGATGCGCCAGTATTCGACCGCGTGGCCGGATGGGAGGGTGACGAGTTTGCGCAGGGCCATCGGTCTTACTCCGTGCTGGTGAGTGCTAGGGTGTTCTTGGAGACGGTCGTGTTGACGTTCGCCCACGAGGTGAAGCGGAGCTTGAACGTCTTGTCCGTGGTGCCGCCGCTGGTGTCGGTGTAGGTGCCCGAGCCGCCTGCGCTTTGCTGGTAATAGCCCGGCTCGGCCACCGACGGGATCGGCGCTAGCCCGAAGTGCGAGCCGGTGAAGTTGAAGGTGGCGACGTCGGTGTAGGAGCCGGTGCCGATCTTGCGCGAGAGCACCACGGTGAAAGTCGGGTTTTGTTTGGTCGTGGCGTTGTAGTCGGTGAGGCCCTGCGTCGTTCCGGGGAAATCGTCGTCGCCGAGGAAATCGAGCGCCATCGTGAGCGTGATGTTGCCGCCGTTGGTCGAGAAGGGTCCGAGGATGGCCTCGTTCGCGTTGGTGAGGTTGGTGCCCTGCACCGAGTTCTTCAGCACGCCCGCCAGTAGCGCGCCGCCGAAGTACGCGGCGCCGTTGGTCTTGAGGTAATAGACGGCGTTCGATTCGGTGCAGTTGGCGAGGTTGGACTGGTAAGGCCCATACCACTCGATGAACTGCGACGAGCTGCCGAACGGCGCGCCCGTGACCTTCATGTAGGAGCCGGTCGTGACAGTCGTCCGGCCGTTGGAAACGTCCACGCGGAAGGTGTCGGCGGTGTTGCGGATGACGCCGGCCGTGAGCGTGCCGACGTTCGCCGAGATGGCATCGAGCGACGAGACCGAGAGCTTGGCCGCGGTCACGGCGCCGGCCGCGATCTTGTTCGCGGTGATGGCGTCGGCTGCGACCTTCGCGGCCGTGATCGCGCCGTCTTGGATCAGCGTCGCAGGGAGAACTTCCTCGATGCGGAGGTCTTGGATCTCGTGGACAGAACTGCCCCCACCGTAGCCGATGATGAAAAGCGGCGACATGGTGCGCGCGTTCGACGGGAATGCCCTGGCGGTTCCAGCGCCGAAGGTGCCGGTGTAGTCGACCCAGACGCCATTCGCCGCGCCGATTGCGCCGGCGGCGGCGTAGTACCACTGACCGCCGTCGCCGGTAATGTTGGCGCCGCTCGAGTCAAACAGCGCGACGCCCATGTAGATCAGAGAGCCGGAGCCCGAGACATTCCGCAGCCATGCGCGGACGCGGTAAGTCTTGGCCGGATCAAACGGAACTCGCCGCGCCTCGTTCATCCACGCCTGCACGCCGGCAGCGGAGCGCGCGACCGTGTTTCCGACCTTGCCGTCGGTCACGGTCGCAAAGGTCGCCGCGCCGCTGAACTCCACCCACGCGGACGGGTCCGCCATCGCGGGATCAGCATTGAGCGCGGAGCCCGGCGCGATGACCGCAAGCTTGGTGGTCGTGACCGACCCCGCGTCGAGCTTCGCGGCCGTAACCGCGTTGGCCGCAAGCTTCCCCGTCGTGATGGCGTTCGCCTGGATCTCGTTCGCGCCGACCGCATCCGCGGCAATCTTCCCGGCGACGACTGCGCCGGCCACGAGCTTCGGCGTGGTGACCGCGTTGTCGGCGATCTCGGTCGCCGTGATGGTGCCGGGAAGAATCTCCTCCGGTCGCGGCGAAAAGCCCGACGGCAGCTCGCCCTGCTCGACCTGGACCGCGCAGATATCGAAGGTCGCGCCAGACGGCATAGAGTTAAAGCCGTTACCGCCGACCTCCCAAGACACGTACAGCGTGCCGAAAGGCGTCTGCCCATTGTTCGCCGGTTGCACGCGCCAGGCGTAACGCTGCCAGGTGCCGTCGATAAGCGGCGGGTTGGCGAGCTGCACCGCCGGGCTAAAGCCCATGTTGGAGTAGAGGCCCTGCATGGTCCGGCCGACCGCGCCAGCGCCGTTCGCGCGCGCCCAAAAGCTGATCACGTAGGTCACGCCAGGCGTCCACGATTCGACGCCGGCACCTGGCACGCCGACGTTGTTTGCCGTGTATATGCCGAGCGTGTTGCTTACTGACGCGTTGGCGGTGACGCGGAAGAAGTTGGTGCCGAACAGACCACCGGCGTTGATGCTCGGCGTGATGGAAATCCCGCCGTTGTTGTAACTGCCCCAGCCGTTCGGATATCCGCCAGAGTGATTGCGGAAGCCGGCGTTGTAGACCAGATTGCCGCCGCCCACCCCGACGTTGAGCTGCGAGGCGACGAGCTGCCCCGTCACCTTGCCAGCGCCGACGGCCGCGATCTGCGAGTCCGCGAGCTGCCCGGAAATGTCCGCCGCCGGCACCGCCGTCGTCCATGCGCTGCCGGTGTAGCGGTAGAGCTTGTCGTCGGTGGTCAGGTAGACCATCCGACCCTCGAACAGATTGGTGCTCGGGAGCGCGGCGACGATCTCGTAGCCGGTCTTGTTCTTGGCAAGCGTGAAGGTCGCCTGGTAGGTCACGCCGCCGTAGACCGCCGAGATCGTCAGCGTGCCGGTGTCGCCGGTCATCGCGGTGACCCGGTAGTAGCCCTTCGGCTGGCCGGAGACGGGCGTGTTGGTCGCGGTGTTCACCGTGCCGGTGACGCCCGAGCCCGCGAGCGCCGAGAGCGTGGCCGAGGCCGTGACGTCGGTCGCGCCGTCGCGCACCGTCCGCGAGCGCCGAGAGCGTGGCCGAGGCCGTGACGTCGGTCGCGCCGTCGCGCACCGTCACCAGGCCGGCCGCATCGGCGAACGACGGGACAGTGCCCTCGGCGAAGGCGAACAGCTGCACCGCGTCGCGCGAGAGCGAGATCGAGACGGCGTTCGTCCCGTTGCTGCCGTTCGAGCCGTTCGATCCATTGATCCCGTTCGACCCGTTGACGCCCGCGCGCGCCTTCGTGACCGTGAACACCTTATCGACGGTGACGCCGCCGTAGCTCGCGCGGAAGGTCGCCGTGCCGACGTCCGCCGCCATCGCGGTCGCGGAGTAGGCCCCGGTCGACGCGTTGATCGTCGCGGTGAGGTTGCTCGATGCAAAGAGCGAGAACGTCGCCGAGGTCGTAACGTCGACCGCGCCCGCCGAAACCTTGAACGCGCCCGACGCGCCGGCGAAGGACGCGACCGATCCGGCGGAGTCGGCCGCGACGGCGACCGCCTCGTTGGTCAGGTACCCGGTAACGGTCGGCGGACGCGCCGCGGCGGTCGCCGAGCTCGTCGTCGTCGCCGGATGCCACGCGGAGACCGCCCGCTCGAGGCGGGTGCGCGCCCAGTAGAATCGCGCGACCTGATCCGCGAGGATGTGCTTAAAGTCGGAGGCCCGGCCGTCGAACACCTTGACCGCCGTCGTCCGGTCGTTCGTCGTCGAGGCGAAGATCTCCACGGCGTCGTAGCTCGCCGGGTCGGCGGGGAGGGTCCACGAGACGAGCACGAAGCCGTCCTGCGCCACGGCGGAGAGACCCGAGGCGGAGGGAGGAGCGGCCACCGGGTCGGCCGTTGCGGTCTCCGGCGCCGGGACGAATTGGATGCGAAGGGCGCCGGGACGAATTGGATGCGAAGGCACGAGCCCGCGAGAGATCGCTCGGAGATAACGGCAGGGTCCGCGTAGCCCGCCCACGGGTCGTGGTTGTCGTCGTATCTTTTGAGCCCCTCGTTATCGAGGAACGTCAGGAAGCCGAGATAGGGCTGCGCGATCGGGACCGAGCCGGTGTTTGCGACGAGTCGGTTCGTCAGATCCGGCGCAGAAACGGCCGAGCCATCGAGGAGCAGGAGCATCGAACCCGGACCGCCCGCGCCACCGGCGCCGGGGTAGTATTTGTTCGGGTTGGCGTTGTGCATCGGCGGCATGACCGACGAGTTGCCGGACAAGTTAATCGTCGCCGACGCGCCGGTAGAGAATCCGCGCGAGATTGTGCAAAGGCCAGCCCCTCCTGCTGCGCCGGTTCCACCGGCTGCGCGAAAGTCGACCCTGTTGCCGCTGACAATGCTCCCGCCAGGACCGCCGCCTGTACCGCGCAGATCAGTCGGGATTCCGGTCAGAGCGTTTCCCGAGACTTGGAGCTGGAGGTGCGGGAAGCTCGCGTGTTTCCCCTGCGTGACTGGAACCGGGAGCGTGAGGAGCTTCGGGTTGCCTGACTTGTAGGCCGCGTGTGCGTCGATGCCATCCCAGCCGCGCGAGTTGCCGACCCAGCCAGGATTCCCAAGCGTTGAGGTCTGCGGGTTGGTGTCGTCCGCGACGCCTGGCAATCCGCCGCCGGTGCCGTTGATGGTTCCGTTGACGGTCAGGTAGCCGCGGATGCGCAGCTGCACGTTGCCGGAGATGTTTAGCGTCGTCCCTTGCGGGATCGTAAGGTCGCCGGCGTGATACCAGATCGAGCCGGCGGCGGTAAGGTCGGAGCCGCCGGCGAGCGTATAGGTTCCGGTCGCCATGACGCCGGCGGTGATCGTCGCGACCGACGAGAGCGGCGAGCCGGCCGAGGTATAGAACGCATCCGGGAGCGCGGTCGTCGCGGTCGTCGGCGAGAGCGCGGAGGCCGGCGCGGTCGAGCCGAAAAGCTCGAGCTGCACCGCGCCGGTCCGGTGATTCACCGAGATGTTTTGGATCTCGAAGGCGCGGTCGATCGACGCGCCCGCGCCGGCGAAGTCGCGGACCGAGGCGTAGCGGACGCGAACGACGTCGCCGACCTCGAGCCGGTTTAGCGAGTGGAGCAGCGTCGCGGTAAGCCGCTGCGGCGGCGCGGCGTAGCGATCGCGGAGCGCGTCGACGAGCTGGTAGATCAGCGAGTCGGTCGCGCGCCCGCCATAAAGGCCCTTGAATTTAAGGTCGAGCGGGTCCGCCTTGCCGTGCGTCGCGGCGGAGGTCGCGTCGATCAGCGCGGTCGTGCGCGTGTAGTCGGAGCCGTTCCAATTCCAGAAGATCCGGAACACGTTGTGCAGCTCGTCCATATCGTGAACGAGCTCGCCGACCTGCACGCTGTTCGACTCGTCGAGCGTCGCGACGGTCGCGGCGTCGGAGAGAACGCGCGCGGCGCGGCGAAGGCCCCACGCGCCGTCGGCGTAAACCGGCATGAATACGCCGAGGAGGCGGCAGATCTCCTCCTCGAGAAACTTCTTGCCATCCGTTTTCTTTAGCCCCTCGAACCGGATCACCACGCCCGCGTTGGCGCCGTCCCAGAGATCCCCACCGATGCCGGTGAAGTCCGAGGTGCGGATGAGCGAGGTGTCGATGCCGAGGTGCCAGGACGCCGGGAGCGTCGCGGCGTCGCCGTAGAGCTGCCCCGTGAGGATGGCGTAGGCGATCTTGACCGCGGGCAGCTCGAGGTAGACGTGCTCCGTGACCTTCTCGCGGCGCGCCGCCGGCGTCGCGGCGTCGACCTCGTAGGCCGCGGCGATCGTACCGAGGACGCCGCGCGTACACCCGGTGAACGTCGTCGCCGTCTTTCCGGTGTAACGGATTACCTCGTCCCGGATCTTGACGTAGCCGACGGTCGTGTTCGCGGCGTCGGAATAGGTCGGCCCGTGGAACACGGCCGTAAAGCCGGCCGTCGAGGATACGGCCACGGTGGTATCGGTCGCCGAGAGCGACTGCGCGAGCGTCGTCTCCGCGAGCTCGAAGATATCTTTCTTGGCCGAGCGTTGGATATCGGCGCACGAGATTTGATATCGGCCCTTATCGAACTGCGCCTCGGTTACGCGCTGCGTGCCGACGAGCACGAAGTCGGAGAACGCGAGGCCCGCGTAGCCGAGGAAGAACGCGACCTGCTTATCGCGAAGGCCGGACGCCGCGCCGAGCCGCGAGCGGATCTCGTCGGTAAGAGCACCGCCGAGGTCGACGACGGAGAACGAGGCGGAGCCGATCTCGGAGCGACCGTCGATCGGGTTTAGACGCTGCGAGATGATCGACGGCTCGAGGAGCGCGCCGTCGATAACGGTCCCCGAGACGCCGGAGATCCCGACGTGACTCGTGATATAGACCGGCGAGGCGTAGTCGATGCGGACGACAAACCGCGGCTCCTTGATCGACGCGACGTTAGCCGCCGCGAACGCGGCCGGATCGGTTCGCATTTAGACCTCCTCCACGTCGAAGGAGACGCGCATCGCGTCGTCGTTCGGAGTCGCGCCGGTGCCGTCGATCCGCTCGTAGTTGTACGTGAACGTCACGCGGCGCGCGGAGAAGGTCGTCCCCATCGCGGCGGCGGAGCCGTAAGGCGAGAACGTGAACGACTCGCCCGCCTCGACGGAGTGCAGGAACTCCTCGAGCGCGGCGCGCTCGGTCGAGTTAAGGACGAGCGCGATCAGGGACCACGTGCGCTTGCCGTAAAAATAGAGCGTTTCGGTCCGGTCCGAGAGCGACCGCTGCGTCTCCGATCCGACCTTGCGGCCGACGCCGAGCCCGCCCTCGACGAGACGAAGATCGAGCGAATACTGCAAGCCCGACGAATGTCCGCCGATTAGGCTGCGCTTCGCGGTATAGGTGACGGCCGGCATGGATCAGGTCCCCGCGATAAGCCCAGCCTGACGGCTGTTCCCGTTGATGAACACGACGTCCCGATTGTTGATCGCGTCCGAGAGCTGCTCGACGAGCCAGTCGGCGGTCTCGCGCGAGGAAAACAGGTTGCCGTTGATCACGACCTGCGCGATCCGCGGAGCCTGCTCCGCTTGCGACGCGTTCCCCGCGGTCTGCGGTATCGCCGGCGACGTTCCCGTCGAGCCGCCGGAGAGGCCGGCGGAGCTTACGTTTGCCGACCCGCCCGGAACCGTGCTGCGGATCTTGGCGACCTGGATCGCACCAGCGAGCGCCACCTTCGCGGCGGCGCCGAGGTTCGCCGGGAACGGCAGCGAGCGCAGCGCCTTGGTGACGCCCTCGGCCGTGTTGATCACGGCGTTGGCGATGGCGAACGCCTGCTGGACCTTGAACAGCTTGGTGTTCTGGCCGGCGAGACTCGTGAACAGCTCGCCGGCGAGGTCGATGATCGACGAGTTTTTGATCGCCTCGAAGTCGAGCTGCTGCAGCCCGAACGCGCGCGCGATATCGGCGCGGAAATACTCGAAGTCCGACGCGACCTGTATGCGCTGCGCCGCGCTCGTCGCGTCGATGTTCGCGAGGACCGAGGCGTGATCCATCGCGAGCAGCTCGAGGTTCGAGAAGTGCAGCGCGGTCGTGTCGTATTCGCGCTTGAAGTTTTTTTCCCGCTCGAGCTGATCTCGCTCGCGGATCTCGGCCGGAGTTAGCGCGCGCTCGCCGGCCTTCGCGCCCTTCCCGCCCGTCGCGCCGCCGAGGTTCGGGATCTGCGGCGGGAGAATGTCGACCGGGACCGTCGCCGGCGCGGTCGCGAGAGCGCCCGCCGCGCTCGCCCGCATAGCGTCGATCTCGGCACGCACGCCGCGGATGGCCTGCTCGAGGCCGCGACGGCCGAGCACCACGCCCTGCCCTTCGACGTATCCGAAATTGAAGAACAGCGGGATGGAGTCCCGCGATTCCTGCAGGATCTCGAGCTTGCGCTGCAGCTTCTCGAGCTCGCCGCCGCCGCCCGTCAGGATGCGCAGCGACTTGATCCACTCGTT